AAGCATTAGAGAATAAGTTCTTCTGCCCATCTCGTTTTGCACAAGAGATTGAGAATCTTGTGCAAGTAAACATTGAGATGAATTATATTGATGCAATTGTCTACTTCTGTGAGCAAAATAATATTGATCTAGAATCAGTTCCTAAACTCATCCCAAAACCTTTGAAAGAAAAGATTAAGTATGAGGCAATGGAACTGAACTTTCTTAAGAAAACTTCACGCGCTAAATTGATTTTTTGATGATGCCGTTTGATGCTTATCGTGAATACCTTGCTCTAAAAAACCACTTCACAAAAGATAGTTACGATTATCATAAGTACTGTGGAAAAAGTAGAGCAACAGTTCAGTCTTTCTACAAACGTAAGGATCGTTTCTGGTTTGAAAAGATTTCAAGACAGAAAACTGATCAAGAAGTTGTAGAATTTTTTGTCGCTAATTTTGTTTCTTGTCCTGATCCAGAAACACTCTGGATTGGAGAAATGATGAAAGAGGGAGAAACAAGATATCAAACTTGGCAAAAGAAAATTCAATCACTTTCATATGTCTTCAAAGAAGAAAGTCAATCTTTATTTGAGGAAAATAAATTTGAGGATGTCTTTAAGTGTTCAAAGGGACATCCTGTTCTACTTAAAAAGTTTTTAAGTGGTAAAGTATCATTGGAAACAATGGTTCTTTTTGATAAGATCTTTGCATACTCAAAGAACTTTGATAAGAAACTTCAAGACCCGGTGTGGCAAACCGTAAGTCGTCGGATTAAAAAATATAATCCGTTTCTAAATATTGATGTACTTAAATTTCGTAAAATCTTGAAAGAAATTATTTTGGAGGATCAATGAGTTTCTTTAGTTCCGAAGTCGTCCGTGCAGAAATGACGGAAATCGCAGAACTTCAAGAACAGATCTACAATAATGTTTTTAAGTTTCCTTCTATGACAAAAGAAGAGAAGCTTGAGCATGTTGAAGTTTTGGAAACTCTTTTGGAAAGGCAGAAAGTTCTTTATACAAGAATGAGTCTGTCTGATGATCCAGAAGCAAAAAAAATGAAGGAACGTATTGTTAGTTCTGCTATTATGATGGGTATGCCTCCTGGCACTGATATGAACATCATTTTGAACAATATGTCCAAAATGCTTGATGTAATGAAAAAGCAGATTGACAAAACAGGTTCCGACCTGTAGAATAACGAAGTACACAAAGGCCAAATCCTACTAATACGGAGAAATCTAATGAGCTTTTCTGATCTGAAAAAACAATCCACTCTTGGTTCTCTTACTTCTAAACTGGTGAAAGAAGTAGAGAAGATGAGTACAACTTCTGGAGGCGCTGATGAGCGTCTTTGGAAACCTGAAATGGATAAAACTGGTAACGGTTTTGCAGTTATCCGTTTCCTTCCTGCTCCAGAGGGTGAAGAACTTCCCTGGGCAAAAATGTATTCACACGCTTTCCAAGGTCATGGTGGTTGGTACATTGAAAACTCTCTGACTACTATTGGACAAAAAGATCCACTGGGCGAACATAACCGTGAACTGTGGAACAGTGGTATTGAATCTAACAAAGAAACTGTTCGTAAGCAAAAGCGTAAACTGAACTATTACAGCAATATCTACGTTGTAAAAGATCCTACAAATCCTCATAACGAAGGTAAGGTCTTCCTCTTCAAGTATGGTAAAAAGATCTTTGATAAGATTATGGAGGCAATGCAACCTGAATTTGAGGATGAGACTCCTATCAATCCATTTGACTTCTGGCAGGGCGCTAATTTCAAACTCAAAATCGTAAAGAAAGATGGGTATTGGAATTACGATAAGTCAGAATTTGATCGCGTTGCTCCTCTACTGGATGATGACGATGCTCTGGAATCCCTCTGGAAGAAAGAGTATTCGCTGACTGCAATCACTGCTCCAGACCAGTTTAAGTCTTATGAAGAACTTGAGCGTCGTATGAACATGGTTCTGGGTCTTAAGAACTCTTCTCCTGCTCGTTCTCGTGCAGTGGTTGAACAAGAAGATGATCTTGAAGAGTTTACTCAAACTCCTACAGTTCAAGATCGTGTAGTAGAAGAACTGGAACAATCTTATGCTCGTTCTAAGTCTCCTTCACTTCCTCAAATCTCTCAAGATGATGATGAAGACGATGCTCTTGCATATTTTCAAAAATTAGCAGAATAAATAGTGGTGCCTTAACTGACTAGCATCTTTAAGGTTGGAGGAGAGAAATCTCCTCCTTTTTAATATAAATAATATCGCTAGTCGGTTTTAAGAGCAGTTATGGAATTCATAGAGTACCACTATGTTTATTATTCCTATGAGGAATATGGTAAAGGATATATTGGCAGTAGAACCTGCAAATGTTTTCCTACAGAGGATGTAAATTATTTTGGTTCTTTTAAAGATAAATCATTTAAACCAACTCAAAAAATAATACTTAAAGATGATTATTCTACAAGAGAAGAAGCATATATTGATGAGATTATTTTGCAAGAATATTATAGAGTAGTAAAGAATCCGCATTTTGCCAATAGAGCATATCAAACTTCTACTGGATTTGGTAGGAAGGGTATGGTTCCTCATAATAAAGGGCAGAAAATGGATTTAGAACAAAGAAAAAAGTTGAGTGATATTTGTAAGGGGAGAAAAGTAAATGAAGAAACTAAAAAGAAGTTGAGAGAAAAACTAAAAGGCAGAGTGCTGACCGAGGAACATAAAAGAAAAATTGCAACTTCGAATAAAGGTAAATCAAAAACAATAACAGAAAAAAGAAAACAATCAGATATTCAAAGAGGGTTAACTCTAAAGGGGAGATTTGTTGGAGATAAAAATCCTACAAAAAGACCAGAAGTTAAAGAAAAAATTAGCAATTCTTGTAAGGGAAGAATTGCTTGGAATAGAGGAAAAACCTTCCCGGAGTTATCTGGTAGTAAAAATCCAAAAGCAAAAAGAATTGAATTTGAAGGTGTAATTTATAATTGTGTTAAAGATGCTTTAGAAAAAACTAAAAGATCTAAATATTACATTCAGAAATATTCTACTTATCTTTAACTGAATAGGCGAATATTATCTCCTCTCTTGAGGTTCTCGCTAATATATTGTGAGGACCCTTCTTTATATGTCATCATTTCTTCCATATCATCAAGAACAATATTTAAGTATCTTGGTTTGAGTACGTAGATATTTCTCTTTGCATCCTCAAGTTTTTCTTCATATTCATAGTTAGTAACTGGGGTAGTTACATTTGAAAGAGTAACTTGAGATTCTGTGAATGCATCATAATAAGACCAATCAGAAGCATAGTTTTGAGGAACTTCCAGTCCCGCTGGAATGATTACAACTCCTTGACTATTTTTAATTTCAATTGTTTCATAGTGATGAACACTATAGATTCTTGCATATATTTCTTCTTCAGTGCTCAACCCAACCCCATATTTTTCTCTTAAATAAGTATCAAAAGATACTTGCGTCATTGGCCATTCTGTTTGGATATTGATAATATTGTTTGAGAGAAGAATTACCCAATCTAAAGAAGAGTTATTGTATATTTCAAATGCAACATTATCTGGGCGAGCATCTCCAATAATTTTATATTTCTCAAAGAATGATACTTCTTGAAAAATATCTGGGCGAAGAGTTCCCTTTTTGAATAGGTTCTTTACTTCAATGTAATCACTAATTTTAGCATCTGGTAATCTGCTAACGTATTCAAAAGATGGTAGTTGTCTGAAGTATGGTGTTGCCATTTTAGTATCCTATTACGGTATCTTTGTCTTGATCCAACTTTGAATAATCATCATTAAAGATTGGTTCTAGTTCTTGGAATTGCATTGTTATTTCGTATGATGTCATTAAACCATCAGCGAATGTCATATAGTTTCCTTCTGGAGTGTAGTTAACTGTAAAAGATTGTAGAGCACACTCTTTAATTAAATTGATGTATGGATGATCTTTATTTTTGTGTAGATATTGTATTTTGAATGTATGAGGAGCTTTTAAAAATAAAGTAGATGCTGTTCTTTGAACTGCCATCCCTTGTTTAAAAAATCTTATTATTTGCCTAATTTGTTCTCTATCAGCTTTACCTCTTGCAGATAATTTGAAGGTAAATGTAAAAGGTCTTAATGTTGGACCAGAAAATAACAATTCCATATTTGGATTGAATACTGCTCCTTGAGTTCTTGATAAGATATTGGATTTTCCAATTGCTTGAGCAGTAAAAATTGCTGCTATTCCGGTCCTTACTGCTCCGGAATTTTCTTGCACATTTTGTGTCTGTGCCTCTAATGTATTTGCTCCTGCTGCAGCTCCTCCTGTTATTACGGAATTTGCAATTTCCGCTAAACCTTTTTCCAAGGGATTCATTTCATCACTACCCCAAGTGACGGAGTTGGTATCTGATATTCCTCCGGGTATAGGTAGAAAGACATTTCCAATTGTTCTTGAGGTGAAATTACTTCTTTCTCCAAAACTACCTAATCCTTGATTTGCCGATTCATTTATATTTCTTGGTTCATATTTTAACATATTAAATTTAATCACATCTTGATGTTCTATTTGTAGATTTGATGGGTAGGATAATTTTTCTGGAAATTTAAATCTTGATAATTTTTCAGATTCTTTTAATTCTCTTTCTAATGCTGCTTTATTTTCTTCTGCTGCAATTGGAGTTGCGCTGTTGGGTGATATTAATTTATTTGATTTTGCTTGTGCTTCCGCATCAGTTCCACCAGATGCCTTTACACCTTGTGCTGTAGTAATTTTTGCTGCATTTTTTATATTATTAATTCCTTCTACACCAGATAGTGCTTTTATTTCATTTTGCGATAACCCAGAGTTTTGACTTGCAGTAAATTTTCCTGTTGAAGGATTATAAGTTCCAAGACTTTGAAATTGTAGAGCAGCACCTTGCTTATAAATTTGAGTAACTCCAGTTTCTGCATTTACTACTGGAGATAAAATCCCACCAATTCCTTTTACTTGAAATGGATTTTTTCCTGGTTCTCCGTAAGTTCCTGCCATCAAAAATCCCTCCAATTTGTTATAGGAGTAATCATCTCAATTTTTTGTAGAGTATGAGACATTTATGAGAGGGGTTTTTATTTATTTAGACGGAATTTTGCATAAGGTATAGAAAGCATTTCATCAAGTTCTTCATATTTTACAACGTAAAGTTTACCTGCAACTTCTTCCCAAGTATATTGTCTTCCTTTTCTCCAATGAAAATTGATTCCCTTAAATCCCCATTTTTCTAATGAGGTACAAGCAATTAATGGATGTTGATCATATTCCAATCCTGGCGTTTTTGCGTTATAAACAAAAGTATAAAATTTTCCTACTTCTGGATATAATGCTTCTTTCTTTAATACATCCATAATAATCAACATTAGATCTTCTGGATCATATGTACCAGCAGCATCAATTCTTTTTTTCAACTCTCTCATTCTTGGAGGAATACTGACATATTGACCAAAACCTTTTGCCATTACTTGATTCCTAATTCTTGTTCTGTAATAATCTTAAATCCAATCATATTGTCCTCACAAAACTCTTGAGCAGCACGCCATTTTGCTTGGTTAGTTGCATATGTATAAACTTCGTGAAGATAAGACTTGGTAGTTCTTGATCTTGGTTTTGGTGCAACTGTTTCTTTTTTTGGTTTGATTTCAATAATATATTTTTTAATATCTCCAGATTGTTCTCTAACTTTAATGATAAAATCTGGAAAGTAATTTCTTACTTTTTGTTTTACTGGGTCATAATATTTGATTCGAATCTCCTCCGATCCCCAAGCAATAATATTTTCATTTAAGTCGCACCAGTGGCAAAATTTACGTTCCCAACTACTTCTGCATATAATATTGTTGGGGTCACCAATGTATTTTTGTGGATATGATGGTTTGTATTTACTCTTGATGCTTTCTGCCATTATCCTTACTACATAATATATACGGTCAAAAATTATTTATAAATGGCAGTTCCAAAGCCAGCAGCAAGAAACGTATCTCAAATAAAAAGTTCTTTGCTTAAACCAGCATTAACATCTCATTATGAGTTATATCTCACTATGCCGAATGGTAATGCTGGTGACTTTAGTAAAATAATGGCAAAAAATGGTGTAAATTTTTCTGCCGAACAATCCAATTTACAACTTGCATGTAGCGAAGCAACGTTGCCTGGGTCAAGTTTAGCAACTCTTGAAATCAATAATGATTACACTGGTGTCACTGAAAGACACGCATATCGCAGAATTTATGATGACAGGATTGATCTTACTTTTTATGTTGATACAAAATATACAGTAATTAAATTCTTTGAAACTTGGATTAAGTATATTATGAATGAAAGTATTAGTGGTGGAGA